GCGCTGGTTCTCTGACCGCGTTGCAAGCCTCAGGTTTTCGATACGGTTGTCCGTTTTGATGCCGTTTACATGATCAATTTCGGACTCTGGAAATGCACCGTGAACAAAAGCCCACGCAAGGCGGTGCGCAAGGTGATAGACGCCACCGACCTTCACCCTGGCATATCCAAGGCTGTTAACGCTTTTCGCAAGATCCCCTGCCTTTACTGAGCCGCGAGATTCCGTCCACGTAAAGACGCCGGAATCCTTGTCGTATCGCAGCCTGGACTTAACGAAGTCGATGTCGCCCATCGTTTATGTCCTTAGTAGTAGGGTCGACTGACGCGCGAGACGAGCGTCGAGCCGCTGTACATAGCACGCGACTCAGCGTCTTGCAGGTCAGCCAAAGAGCGCGCATACAAGCTGCCCCAGGTCGCGAGGCGCTCGTCGTCACGCAGGTAAGGTGCCGCCTGGATCAGCGCACCGTGCAGGTAAAGGTCAGGCGAAGACTGGATCAGCCAGTTCGTCTGGTTCGTGCTGGAGAGCGAAGGAATGCGCCCGTAGTACGTCATCTCGATCGCGGCCTGCGTGGCCGAATCAGGCGGCGGGATCATCTCGATCGACTCGCCTACGATCACGTAATTCTTGACGACACCAGAAGAGCCGCCGCGCAGCTCATCAGCCAGCTCGGGGCTAAGTGCTTGCAACGGCCAGACCCGGTTCGTCGTGATCTGCACATTGATCGCCTCGAGCCAGTCGTCGGGCAGCGCAGTGAACTGCCCATCGATATCAGCCGTCGCACGCTTGACCATCGCACGCGTGCGCAGCGTCCGGTTGAAGTTCGCCTCGGCGAGTTCAACGAAGGTCGGGATGACGGCAGTCAGATCCTGTCGGTTCAGGAAGTCCGCGACATTCGAGAGAAGCGACGAATAGTTCATACCCGCCCGCCACGAACCCGAAAGGCCGCATTGTCAGGATCGTTCAGCCAGCGCCTCATGGCAGCCGGGTCGCCCCAGCGTCCTTCGCGCATCAACTGCCCGACGATCACGGCCGGGATCTCGGCGACCGGACGAAACTCCTCGTCGTGCTTCATCTCGCGCATCGCACGAATACGACGCAAGACAGGCTCAACGTCCTGCGTCGTGACGTAGGCATCCTGGTCGGCAATCCCGTCGGCTCCGATATGGACCTCCGACAGGATGCCGCCCCGGTGATCAAGTATCTGCCTGATCGCCATTGCTGCTTATGAAGTAGCCAGGTCGAAGATCGCGCCGTGCGCTGCCTGGTTCGACATCTCCAGGCCCCATTCGGCCAAAATCATCTTCGTGTCTGCATCGCCAATCTTCGCGATGTCAGTCGTCTGGAAATTGCGGTAGTAAGTCACCTTCGCGTATTCCGGGTCGATCAGCAGCGCAGTGCGGGCGCGAACCCAGCGGCTCGGCATGATCTTGATCGTGCCGAAATCGCTCGCGTACAAAGTCGCAGCGCCAAGGATGGTCTCGGCGCTCACGATCTGCTGCGAGCTTGCGCGGCCAGAGAAGCCGGAGATGACCTGCTTGACCCAAGGGCCGACGACCGCAGTGGTCGGCTCGCTGCCGTTGCCGTAGCACTGCGCCAGCGATGCCTTGAGGATCGTCTCAGTGATCGCACGCTGGGTGCCGTCAGTCATCGCAGCGGTCGGCGAAGCGGCAGCAGCACCAGACGCCCCGCGCGAGGTGTTAGTCGTCAGCCAGTGCTCGAACCCGCGAGTGGTACGTGCGGTCGTCGTGTTACCGACGTTGATCGCCTGGTTCTGGCAAAGGATCGACTCCATGTCGCGCTTCAGGGCCTTGCTCGACAGGCTCATCTGGCGAGCCATCTCGGAAGCCTTGCCGGCTGCGTCAGCGCTTTGCTGGGTGCCGGAGACGGTGGCGTCTCGCTTGCTGATCTGGCAGACGTTCGACGCACGCACGGTCGGCGTGGCGGTCGTGCGGCTGAGTTCAAAACCCTCTTCCATCGCGTTGCTCAGGTTCACTGAGGGCAGCGATTCGGTCTGCCAGTCGAACGTCGGGTTCGTCGCATTGCGACGGCCCAGCATCGACATGACCGGCGTATCAAATGGGTCGATGTTATAGATGACGTTGCTCAAGTCCTCACGATTGCCTTTCGCATCGTATGTGAGGAACGCGTTAGTAACTTTTGCCATGATTGAGTCCTTATCGGGTAAGCATTCGCTCAAAGACGGCCTGCGCATCGCGCACCGTGCCTGTCTTGGCGAGACGTTGTTTTGCTCGGGTGAGTTCGCTTGTGGGCCGGCTTTGTGCGCGTGAGGCGCCAGGCGCGAGCGTCGGAGCGGTTGCCGTTTTGACCGGCTTGACCTG